ACCGCCCACCTATTCAGGAGAAATAAGGCATGCAGTTTGTAGCGCCGGAAAAGGCGACGGGAACGCCGGAAATTATCCCCAACAACTCATTCTGGCCGGACATCGATCTGGCGACGTTTCGCAGCGTGATGCGCGTTGACGGCACGGTGACGCCGCAGCGTCTGAAGCAGGTGGTGCTCACCGCGATGGCGGAAGTGAACGCGGAGCTGTACCTGTGGCGCGAACAGCAGGAGCTGCGCGGTTTTAACGGTCTGGCCGATGTGCCGGCGGAGCAGCTGGCCGGGCGCAGCGTGCGGCTGCATCACTATGAAAATGCGGTGTGGTGCTGGGCGCGCGCGGTACTGAACGAGCGCTATCAGGACTTTGACGCCACCGCTGCCGCAGCGAAGCGCGGGGAAGAGCTGGAAGACGCCACCGGCGACCTGTGGCGAGACGCGCGCTGGGCTATCAGCCGCGTACAGAACGCGTCGCACTGCACCGTTGAGCTTATCTGATGAAGGTGCGCGCGCAGCAGTACGACACGGTGGACGAAATCTGCTGGCGTCACTACGGGCGCACGCAGGGCATGACGGAGCAGGTATTACAGGCTAATCCGGGGCTGGCGGAGCACGGCCCCATTTTACCGCACGGGCTGGAGGTGGAGCTGCCGGACGTGACGGCGGCGGCCACCGTGCAGGCCGTCCAGCTTTGGGACTGAATCATGTGGGAAAAAATCAGCACCGGGATCGTCTGGTTCATCGCGCTGGCAATGGCGTGGCTGGGCGACCTGTCGCTAAAAGACGTTTCAACCGTGGCCGGGGTATTAATCGGCCTGCTGATGGCAATCATCAGCTGGTACTACAAGCGCAAAACCTATCAGCTGCTGGCCGCCGGGCGCATCACGCGGGAGGAATATGAATCTGCAAACCGTTAAGCGCTGCACCGTCGGCATGGTGCTGGCTATCGCCGCGACGTTGCCGGGTTTCCAGCAGCTGCACACCTCCGTCGAGGGGCTGAAGCTGATCGCCGATTATGAGGGCTGCCGCCTGAAGCCGTACCTGTGCGACGCGGGAAAATGGACCGACGGCATTGGCAACACCGTCGGTGTGGTGCCAGGCCGGATCATCACCGAGCGGCAGGCGGCGGGGAATTTCATCACCAACGTGTTACGCGTTGAGGCGGCACTGGCGCGCTGCGCTGCGGTTTCTATGCCGCAGTCGCTTTACGACGCGCTGGTGTCGCTGGCGTTTAACGTCGGCACCGGCAACGCCTGCGGCTCAACCATGGTGGCGCTTATCAAAAAGGGACGCTGGCGCGATGCCTGCTATCAGCTGCCGCGCTGGGTGTACGTGAAGGGCATATTTAATCAGGGGCTGGATAACCGGCGAATGCGTGAGCTGGCGTGGTGCTTAAAAGGAGTAACAGCATGATGCGCGCGCTGGCGGCGATAGTGCTCGTTCTGATTGCCGCGCTAGGCGTGCAGTCGTGGCGGCTCAGTACCGCCCACAACAAAATTGACGCGCAGGTGAAAGATTTAGCCGCGCAGGGCAAAAAGCTGTCGCAGAAAAACGGCCAGCTGATTGCCCTCAACATTCTGACTCAGACCAGCAGCCGGGCGCAGACGCAGCTTTACGCCGCCGCCGAGCAGAACGGCACGCTGTTGCGTGACCGGCAGCGCACCATTGAGGAACTCAAACGTGAAAATGACGAGCTTCGCCGCTGGGCTGATGCCGATTTGCCTGATCCTGTTATCCGGCTGCGCCAGCGTCCGGCCCTCACCGGAGGTCAGTCTTACCGTGAGTGGCTGTCCGCGAATCACCCCGTGCCGCCTGGACGAAGCCGCACCGCGCCGTAATGGCGATCTGCTGGCGCAGCTGGACGACACCGAGGCCGCTTGGGCGGCCTGCGCCGACAAGGTGGACACCATCATCAGCTGTCAGGATAAAGACGATGAACAAACCGCAATCCTTGCGAAACGCCCTGAATAAAGCCGTGCCCTACGTGGCCGACAATCCGGATCGCCTGCACCTGTTCGTGGACAACGGCGCGGTGGTTGCCACCTCAGCCACGTCGATTTCGTGGGAGTACCGCTACACCCTCAACGTGGTGGTGACGGACTTCACCGGCGATCAGAATCTGCTGATGGCGCCCGTTTTATTCTGGCTCGGCGTCAATCAGCCGGATGCCCTGCAGAATGCCACCGAGCGTGAGCGGCTTTTCACCTTTGAGGCGGACATTCTCGGCAATGACCGCTGCGACATCAGCATGAACCTGAAGCTGACGGAGCGCGTGATCGCGAAGGAAGTGGACGGCGTGATGTCGGTTGAGGCCGTGCCGGAACCGGAAGTGCCAGACGAGTTTTGGGCGGTGAATCATGGCTGAGTTGCATGACGTTGAGGAGTGGCTGGGTGCGTTGCTGTCGCAGCTCGAACCGGCCATGCGCACAAGGATGCTGCGCGAAGTGGCGCACGATGTGCGGCGCATTCAGCAGAACAATATCACGCTGCAGCGCAGTCCGGACGGCACGGCATGGGAGCCGCGACGCGTCACCGCCCGCACCAAGCCGGGCCGCATTCGGCGCAAGATGTTTGCGAAGCTGAAAACGGCGAAGTACCTCAAAGCGCAGGCAAACGCAAATATGGCAGAAATTGCGTTTGTAACCGGCGTGCAGAAGCTGGTACGCGTCCACCATTACGGCTTGCGGGACAGGGTGAACCGGCGCGGCACAGAAGTGAAATATGCGGAGCGCCCGCTGCTGGGCATCAATAACGAGGTGGAAAGCTCGGTACAGGAAACGCTTCTGCGCTGGTTGGGAGAGGATGATTAGAACCCTAATATCATGCCGTATACACAATCACTAATGCTCATCGTCTGATAGACAGTTCCGTTTAGAGTTACCTTATCCTGGTCACCTGTGAATCTCATGGAGTTATTGAGAAGCATGTCAAATCGCTCAATAATGAGAGAGGAATTATTTTCGACTCGAATAATCATGGCGGGTTTTTGTTCTTTTTCCTGAATGTGAAATCTGTTACCAATAACTTTAAAATCCCATATGTTATCCGTTGATGCTATCCATTGGTTCCGTTTTATTTGAAGTGTTTGATTTCCGCATGAGTCCCAGAGCTTAGCGGTTAAAAAGAATTTTTCATCTTCTTGTTCAATAAAAACGATATCCTCCCCAAAAGCGCGAATAGGGATTTGGCAATTAGTAAATCGAGCTCCTGCAAAGATTATTTCTGGATGCACATCACAGAAATATATTTGGTCTCCAATTTGTCCTGTTTTCTTCGCTGCGGGTGATAGCATCGCTGCTTTGACGATGTCTTTGCTAATTTGCCCCCCGGTCACTTTCCTGTGACAGTTCGGACAAAGGAGCGTTATACATTCAGCTTTATGTTCATGCGCGTCAGTAAACAACGGGTCAACGTGCTCATAGTCGACTATGGGTACGGCACATAAGATGCAACCAAATCCGTCACGCTTTCTAACGGCCTTTTTTATATCTTCAGGAATATAACGTGGCAGGCCATGTTGATTTTTTTCAGTCATTATTAATCTCTGTCAATAAGGAAGTAAGGTTTTGGCTGGCATCAACTTATCAATATTCATTCGCTTTTTAAAGTGCCTGTAATTTTATGTTTATTTGAAAATAAGAATTTATTTGATTGTGTGACTCAAATTAGGAATTCCAGAATATTCATTGTGCAGTAAGCCATACAATCCGTAACGGGTGCTCACATTGTTTCAAGCTGTCACTCTGAAGTTATGAACGACAAACTCACCGAAATCATGCGCCTTATCACCAATCTGATCCGCACCGGCATTGTGTCCGAGGTGGACCCGGATAAATGGCAATGCCGGGTGAAAACGGGCGACCTTGAAACCAACTGGATTAACTGGCTCACCTTCCGCGCCGGGAATACCCGCACGTGGTGGCAACCCTCCATCGGCGAGCAGGTTGTGCTGCTGAGCCTCGGCGGCAATCTCGAAACTGCCTTCGCGCTGCCGGCCATTTATTCAGACGCCTTCCCGCCGCCTGATTATTCAGAGAACGGCAGCACCACCGTGTTCAACGACGGCGGCTGGTTCCAGTACGAACCGGACACCGGCCAGCTGCTGATTAAGAACATCAAAAGCGTGCGCATTGAAGCCGCCGACGGCATTCAGCTAATCACCGACCAGCTGGGCGTTGATGCAATTCAGATGCTCATCAATAGCGAAACCGTTATGAACGGTTCGGTGACACAGGGCGGCGGCCCAATGAGTTCAAACGGCGTGATTGCTGACAAGCACGTACACGACAAAGTGAAAGCCGGTGGCGACATTTCAGGAGAACCAGTGTGATGTATCTCGGCATGAACCGCGACACCGGCGAAGCCATTACCGACACTGAACACATTCGCCAGAGCGTGCGCGACATTCTGATCACGCCGGAAGGCAGCCGCATCGGGCGTCGTGAATACGGCTCGCTTCTATCAGTCCTGATTGACCAGCCGCAGAACGACGTGGTGCGCCTTCAGGTGATGGCGGCGGCGTACACGGCGCTGAGCCGCTGGGAGCCGCGTATCCGCCTCAGTTCTTTGGGCATAGCCAGCGCCTTTGATGGCTCCATGGTGGTTGAGCTGACAGGCCAGCGTGCCGACGGCTCACCGCTCGCAATGTCTGTGCCTACGGGGGTGAACAGTGGCAGTCATTGACCTTTCGCAGCTGCCCGCACCGGAAGTGATCGAGGTGCCGGACTTTGAAACGCTGCTGGCCGAGCGCAAGGAAGCGCTGATTGCGCTCTATCCGGCGGAGGAGCAGGCCGCCATGCGCCGCGTGCTGGCGCTGGAATCCGATCCGATTGTGAAGTGCCTGCAGGAAAGCGCGTACCGCGAAATCCTGTTGCGCCAGCGCATCAACGAGGCGGCGCAGGCGGTGATGGTGGCTTACGCGCTCGGCAGCGACCTCGATCAGCTGGCCGCGCGCAGTAACGTGCAGCGCCTGACCATCACCCCGGCTAACCCGGACGCCGTGCCGCCTGTTGATGCGGTGATGGAATCGGACGACGCGCTGCGCGTACGCGTGCCGGAAGCGTTTGAGGGCTTATCGGTTGCCGGTCCGACAGCGGCTTACGAGTTTCACGCCCGTAGTGCGGACGGGCGCGTGCAGGACGTGTCCGCCATCAGCCCGTCACCGGCAACGGTGTTGATTACCGTGCTGAGCCGGGAAGGTAACGGCACGGCAGCCGCTGATTTACTGAATACAGTGGACACTGCGCTGAACAGCGAGAGCGTGCGCCCGGTGGCGGACCGCGTGACGGTGCAGGCTGCAACCATCAACGACTACCGCGTGCAGGCAAAGCTGCACCTGTTCGACGGCGTGGCCGCCGCACCCTGTCTGGAGGCCGCAAACGAGAGGCTTGCCGCCTACCTTATCGAACAGAAAAAGCTGGGCCGCAGCGTGCGCCGCGAGTCCTACGGCGCGGTGCTGCGCGTGGCCGGTGTGGACTGGGTGGAAATCACTGAACCTGCAGATGACATCATCATGGACCGCACGCAGGCGGGCAACTGCACCGGAACGGACATCAGCGTGGCGGACGACGAGGTGCTGGCATGAGTAACAGCCTGCTGCCGCCCGGCTCATCCGCGCTGGAGCGCCGTCTGGCGCAGGCGTGCAGCGGCATTTCCGGGCTGAACGTGCCGCTGCGCGACCTGTGGAACCCGGACACCTGCCCGGTGAATTTTCTGCCCTATCTTGCCTGGGCGTTTTCGGTGGACCGCTGGGACGAAGGCTGGGCGGATAGCGTGAAGCACAAGGTGGTGAAGGACGCGTTTTATATCCATCAGCATAAAGGCACCATCAGCGCGATCCGGCGCGTGGTGGAGCCGCTGGGGTATCTCATCCGCGTGATTGAGTGGTGGAAAACCAACGATGAGCCGGGCACGTTCCGGCTTGACGTGGGCGTGCTGGATACCGGCATCACCGAGGAAATGTATCACGAGCTGGAGCGCGTGATTGCGGACGCCAAGCCGTGCAGCCGCCATCTTATCGGGCTTTCGATCACCCTGGACGCAAACGGCACGGTGCCGGTGGCCGTTGCCAGCTACAGCGGCGACGAGCTGACCGTTTATCCCTACACCCCTGAACTAATCAGCGTCGGCGGGCCGGTGTATTCCGGCGCGACGGTGCATCTTATCGACCTGACGGAAGTGAGCGCATGACGACAAAATATTTTGCCCTGCTGACCAATCAGGGTGCGGCTAAGCTTGCCAACGCTGCCGCGCTCGGCACCAAAGTGAACATCACGCAGATGGCTGTAGGCGACGGCGGCGGCGCGCTGCCCACGCCTGACCCGGCACAGACGAAGCTCATCGGCGAGAAGCGCCGCGCGTCGCTTAACTCGCTGACGATTGACGCCGCCAACGGCAGCCAGATTATTGCCGAGCAGATTATCCCGGAGGGCGAGGGCGGTTTCTGGATCCGCGAGATTGGCCTGTTTGACGCCGACGGCGTGATGATTGCCGTGGCTAACTGCGCCGAGACCTACAAGCCGCAGCTCGCCGAGGGCAGCGGGCGCACGCAGACGGTGCGCATGATTATCATTGTGAACAGCACCAGCGCGGTGACGCTGAAAATCGACCCGTCGGTGGTACTGGCGACCCGGCAGTACGTGGATGATAAAGCGATTGAGGTGCGCCAGTACGCCGACGGCCTGCTGGATGCACACATCAAGGCGGCAGACCCGCATACGCAGTACGCACCGAAGGCCAGCCCGACGTTTACCGGCACGCCGAAAGCACCGACGGCAGCAGCGGGGAACAACTCCTCGCAGCTGGCAAATACGGCGTTTGTGCAGGCGGCCATTGCACAGCTGGTTGCCTCTTCCCCGGAAGCGCTGGACACGCTGAACGAACTGGCCGCCGCGCTGGGCAACGATCCGAATTTTGCCGCCACGATGACAAATCAGCTGGCCGCACGGGCGCTGCTGGCCGGTAACGTGAATCAGCAGTTCTCAGCGAAAGATGCCACGCAGGACGGCCACGTGGTGAACCGGGGCCAGATGAATACCGCGCTGGCGCTGCGTGCCCTGCTGACCGGCTCTGCAACACAAAAGTTCTGGGTGCTGAGTGCGCCCGGCGATGTGAATGCCGCCGTGCCGGTTTCCCTGCTGACGTCGGAGCTGGCAAAAAAAGCCGGGCTGAACGGTGATTCAGGGCAGACCTTCTATGCCCAGACCAGTGATATTGCTGGCGCGGCGGTTAATAACACCCGACTCGGGAACGTGCTGGGCGGATTCGCTTACCGGGGCGGTGATGCCAGTCAGGGCTTTGCGGTTGCGGGCGGAACGTCTAATAACAGCGCAGTAGCCTACGGGCAGTTTCAGTCAGGTAGCAACGGCAACGGAGCGTGGACAAAAGTACCGGGGGGCGGCCAGTGGTGTCGGCAGAACCTGACGCTGGCGGCGAATGCCACAACGACGTGGACATACCCCGCAGGGTTCGTTGCCGCCCCAGCCGTGTTTATTACCGGCATTAACGGCGCATTGTCCTGCTGGCTTAACGGTATCGGTCCCAGCAACTGCGGGATCTATAACAATGGCCCGGCCCTGAACGTTAACCTTTACGCGGTGTGGTGATGATGATGAAAGATGATGAACCCGTTATTTTCGGAGAGGAGCGCGGCGAAGTGGACAGCTTCACCTGCCGTTATTTTATCGAGCTGAACGCCGAAAAATATGTTGTCGGCATGCTTATTGCGTTTAGTCAGGGAGAGGCTGAAAACTTTACAGCCAGGAGTCTGACCGAACTCGATCAGGAGACTTTCGAATCTATCGGGCAGGACAGCCAGTATATTGATGGCAGTGTCGTTCAGGGCGCACCCATGGTGCCCGTGCTTGATGCTGAAGCGAAGCGGGCCATTCTCGCCGCCCGGATCCGCGACGCAGGCGACGTTATTCAGATACTCACGGATGCGGAGGAAATGGGAATGGCGACCGATGAGGAGAAGTCCAGCCTGACGGCGTGGAAGAAATACCGCGTACTGCTGAGCAGAGTCGATCCCGAAACTCAGCCCCCTGAAGAGTGGCCGCAGCCGCCACAAACCTGACCAGTTAAAGCGCCCTTAGAGGGCGTTTTTTATTGTTCGTCGTTGTGCCATTTCTCACACAACACCCGGCGCGTGCGCGTGCGACCTCCACCTTTCACCATAGCGGAACCCCTTCACAGGAGAACCGCCATATGGCACAGGATTATCACCACGGCGTGCGCGTTGAGGAAATCAACGAGGGCACCCGAACCATCACCACCATCAGCACGGCGATTGTCGGCATGGTCTGCACCGGCGATGACGCCGACGCGGCCACGTTCCCGCTTAATCGTCCGGTACTGCTGACCGACGTCCTCACCGCGAGCGGCAAGGCGGGCGAGTCCGGCACGCTGGCGCGCTCGCTGGACGCCATCGCCGATCAGACGAAACCCGTCACCGTCGTCGTGCGCGTGCCGCAGGGCGAAACCGAGGCTGAAACCACCGCCAACATCATCGGCGGCGTGAGCAACGGCCAGCGCACCGGCATGAAGGCGCTGCTGGCCGCACAGGCAGTGTGCGGCGTGAAGCCCCGCATTCTCGGCGTGCCCGGTCACGACACGCAGGCGGTGGCTACCGAGCTGCTGAGCGTGGCGCAGAGCCTGCGCGGCTTTGCCTACCTGTCGGCGTACGGCTGTCAGAGCGTGGAAGAGGCGATTGCCTACCGCGCGAACTTCAGCCAGCGCGAGGGCATGCTCATCTGGCCGGACTTCATCAACTTCGACACCGTGCTGAAGGCAGACGCGACGGCCTTCGCCACCGCCCGCGCGCTGGGCCTGCGCGCCAAAATCGACGAGCAGACCGGCTGGCATAAATCCCTGTCGAACGTCGGCGTGAACGGCGTGACCGGCATTTCCAAAGACGTGTTCTGGGACCTGCAGGATCCGGCCACCGATTCCGGCCTGCTGAACCAGAACGACATCACCACGCTGATTCGTAAAGACGGCTTCCGCTTCTGGGGTTCGCGCTGCCTGAGCGATGACCCGCTGTTTGCGTTTGAGTGCTACACCCGCACCGCGCAGGTGCTGGCGGACACCATGGCCGAGGCGCACATGTGGGCGGTGGACGGCGCGCTGAACCCGTCGCTGGCCCGCGACATTATCGAGGGCATTCGCGCCAGGCTGCGCAGCCTCGTGAGTCAGGGCTATCTCATCGGCGCGGACTGCTGGCTGGACGAGAGCGTAAACGACAAGGACACGCTCAAGGCGGGCAAGCTGCTGATCGATTACGACTACACGCCGGTGCCGCCGCTGGAAAACCTGCTGCTGCGCCAGCGCATTTCCGATCAGTATCTGGTCGATTTCGCCAGCCGCGTCAGCGCATAAGGAGACTGAATCATGGCATTACCCCGCAAGCTCAAGCACCTCAACCTGTTTAACGCAGGCGACAACTGGCAGGGGCTGATCGAGTCCGTGACGCTGCCAAAAATTACCCGCAAGTTCGAGAAGTATCGCGGCGGCGGCATGGCCGGTGCGGTGGACATCGACATGGGCCTGGACGACGGCGCGCTGGACACGGAATTCACCTGCGGCGGCGTTGAGGCAAAGCTGTTCAAGCAGATGGGCACCCTGACCGTGGACGGCGTGCAGCTGCGTTTTACCGGCTCCATTCAGCGCGACGACACCGGCGAAGTGCAGGCGGTGGAGCTGGTCGTGCGCGGCCGCCACAAGGAGCTGGACTCCGGCGAGTGGAAGACCGGCGAATCCAGCACCACCAAGGTGTCCGGCACCAACAGCTACGCCAAGCTGACCATCAACGGCGAAGTGCTCTACGAGATTGACCTGGTGAACATGATTCACATCGTGGACGGCACGGACCTGATGGAAGCGCACCGTAACGCGCTGGGCCTGTAACTGAACCAATGAACCGGCAGGGGAGACCCTGCCGCCTTTAACCCTTTTAGCGAGCCATAACCATGACCGACAAAACCACTGAAAAAACCGTTGAGCTGGACACCCCGATTCTGCGCGGCAAGACCGAGATTAAAAGCGTTGTCGTGCGCAAGCCGCAGTCCGGCGCGCTGCGCGGCACCCGCCTGCAGGCGCTGATGGACATGGACGTAAACGCCATGATCACCGTGCTGCCGCGCGTCACCACCCCGGCGCTGACCACGCAGGAAATCACCGAGATGGACCCCGCCGATCTGGTGAGCCTGTCCGTTGAGGTGGTCACTTTTTTACTGAAGAAGTCGGTGCTGTCGGATTTAGCGACGGCCTGACGGTAGACGATCTGGTGGCGGACATCGCCACCGTCTTTCACTGGCCGCCGTCCGTTACCGAGTTCATGAC